GCGAAAGCGGTGCACGAGCGTCGCAGCGCTGTTGATACTCGAAGTCGCTCTCGCCCTTGCGCGGTCGGAGTTGCGGCTTGAGTGCGATTCGGTAGATGGCGACGCGCACCGGTTCGCCCGCCTCGATGCTCGCGGCTTCGAGATACGTCGTCGGCTGCGACGCGATGCGAAGTCGCTGCATGTAGTCGTTATCGAGTCTCGACGTCGTCTTGAGTTCGAGCAGCGCGGCGGGCCAGAGACTCTGCTGGGTCAGACTCTGGAGCGCGACGCGATGCGTCTGCGCCATCGAAGGCGGGAGAGTCGTCCACTCGCCGTCGCTGCGACCACCGAGTCGATGACGCTTCGACGCAGCGCCCGTCGCGGGATTCACGAGCGGAACTTCGAACGCTCGCTCGACGACGTCGGGCCACTCGCGCCAGAGCGCGAGAGCGCCGCCGACCATAGCCTCAACGACAGCGCACCAATATTCGAGCGTGTCGTTCTCGACCCACTGAACGCCCGCCGCTTCCCGTAGCATCTTGGAGGCGGCGAGAGGGTCGCGCAGCTCGATGCCGCGATGGAACGCACTGCCGACCGGGCGAGCGGGTCGCGTCGTCGGCTGTTCCAGCCGTTCGAGATAGCGCAGACGAAAGCGCTCATCGCATCGGCGAAGCGTCGTCATTGCTGAATTGCTCAGAACTCGAAGTCGCGCGCTCATTGTTCCCCCCATCGGCGGATCGCTCGCATCTCGTCGACAGTCACGGCGACGGGTCGAAGATTCTCTCGACACGGGACGCAGATCGTCCCGCCTAGCTCAGCGTCTGCACCGCAGCCCCACCGGCTACAGCGAGTCGCACGTCGGTCGCGTCGAAACAACGCGAGCAGCTTTCGAATGATGCCCATCGTCTTCGCGAAGCCCTCGCCCTCTCGATAGAGTTGTGTCGAGCGCGTTTCGAGAGGTGAGGCGGCTTCGCGTTTCCTTTCGCTTGACTCTCGCGCTCGCTGACGTGAATCAGCACGAGCACTCTATTCTGCGACCCCTAAGAATTGCAAGCACGCTCTTGCGTTTTGTTGCGAATGCGTGCGACGCTTGTCGAATCACTAACAAACAGGAGCATTGAAGCGATGAACGAAGCAACCCAGAACACGCCCGCCCCCGAGAAGCTGTGGACGATCACCGAGGTCGCCGAACATCTGAGCGTATCGCAGCGCACGATCCACTCGTACATGGACGATCGCGAGCTGCCGGGGTTCAAGATCGGCGGCGCGCTGCGCTTTCGCCCGCGCGAGATCGTCGCCTGGGTCGAACGACAGCGTCGAACCGTCGACCAGTAGAACTGCGTCGTGGCGCGACGACGCACCATCCCGCCCGACTTGTTCGGCGACTCGACCCTCGCTCGCTGCAGCTTCGGCGCGCGATGGTTGTTCGCTGCGCTGTGGACGCTCGCTGATCGCGAAGGTCGACTCTCGTGGGTCGCGAAAGCGATCGAGGGTCATGCGTTCCCGTTCGACGTCGTCGATCTCGACTCGCTCGTCGATGAGCTTGTCGACGCCGGCTGGCTGCAGCTGTACCGAACGAGCAGCGACGACGTTTGGTTCGCTCAGATCGACCCCGAGTGGTGGCGAACGAACCAGAGTCCGTATCACCGAGAGCCAGAGTCGCGGATTCCGCCCCCGCTCGCGCTCGCTCGCGCAGTCACGGGGGCGCGCGCGAGGGATCCGTCGCGGATAGACGCATCAAACAGCGACGACGTCGAGCGATCCCGAAGTGACTCTGTGCTGCACTCTACCCACGGTGGCGATCGACTTAATCGTTCTAGCGATACAGCTTCTCCCTTGAATCTCGACGTCGAGCCACTCGATAGCCGGAAGGCGCTTCGAGTCGCGAAACGACGTCGACGTCGAGACGCCGAAGCGCTGCTCGGACACTGGTTCAACGTCGCCGATCGACAGCTCGCACCGAGGGGAAAAGCGCGAGCGTCGCTGCTCGATGCTCTGCAGGTGCATCTGCTCGATCACAATATCGACGACCTTGTCGTGCTCGTCGACTGGCTTGCTCAGGAACCGTGGTGGCGCGGAAAGAAAGCGGGCGGTCCCGATCGCGACCTGTTCTCGAAGCAACCGATCAGTTGGATGCGTCGAAGCAAGCCAGCAGAGTTCGCAGATCGAGTCGAGCAAGCGCGCGACTGGCACGCTCGTGGTGCTGTCGCAGCGACTTCGAGTGTGCCGGGCGTCGCAGATGACGCTGCGACGTGGCTCGCGTCGAATGACGCGTCGTGGCTGCTGCGACAGCGCGACCGAGCTGCGTCGTATCAGCGACTCTTGACCCCCGAGAACTTGAGCGCAGCAGCAGCAGCAGCAGCGCTGACGATGAACGTCGAAACAGCGCGAGCGCTGATCGCGTGGTTGGAGACGAGATGAGTACAGCCGATCTGGCTGAAACAGAGAGCGCGGTTCTCGCCGCGTGTCTGCATGACCCCGCACAAGTCGACAACGCGCAAGCGCTCGGTCTGCGCGCTGAACTGTTCGGCGATCGCGGTCGACGCGCGCTGTGGGACGGCATGGTGCTCGATCGTTCGAGTGGCGTCGGACCCGATGAGGCGACGCTGCTCGATCGTCACGAACTCAGCGTCGGGCCTGGGAAGCCGTTCCTCGACTTCGGCGAACTCAATCTCGCCGTTCGAGCGCTGCGACGCACTCGACCGCGAGCGAATCAGCTCGACAGCTACATCGCTCGGCTCGCCGAGCAGCGCGCTCGCGTTCGCGTCGCGTCGATGTGCTCGCTCGTCTCTGCGATGGTCGAAGAGAACGAACCGACGAGCGACCTCATCGAAGAGGCCGAGCGCGGACTGGTTGAAGCGAAGCGCACCGGGCGCGCGGGGTTCGACTTCGTGCGCCTCGGTTCGTCGGTCGGCGCGACGTGGGCTCGACTGCAGCGCGTGCGAGACGGGCTCGAACCTGACAACCAGATTCGCACCGGCATCGGGCAGCTCGACAATCTGCTGCGTTTACGTCCGAGCCACTACAGCGTGTGGGCGGGTCGACCTTCGATGGGAAAGACGCAGGCGGCGCTCTCAGCAGCGCGCAACATCGCAGCGAGCGGGGTGCCGACGCTCATCGTCAGCGTCGAGATGGACGTCGAGTCGTTGTCGGAGCGCATCGTCAGCGCGGAAGAGCTACAGAGCGAGCGACCGCGCGACGAGACGATCGCATGGTGGGACTCGATGCCGCTATACATCGACGAGCGCTCGAACTCGCTCGACGAGATTTGTTCGTCGATTCGTCTGCACGTCTTGCGACACGATGTGCGCGTCGTCGTCGTCGACTATCTGCAGATCATGCAGCTGCCGAAGAACCCGAGTCGAGAGCAGCAGATCGCCCAGGCGTCGCTGCGCCTCAAGGCGCTTACGAAAGAGACGGGCGTCGCGATGATCTTGCTCGCGCAGTTGAATCGAGCTGTCGAATCGCGCGTCGACAAACGCCCAATGATGAGCGATCTGCGCGAGTCGGGCTCGCTCGAACAAGACGCCGACTCGGTGCTCATGCTGTATCGAGCCGTCTACTACGATCCCGCGACCGAAGATCCCCACGAGCTTGAGATGCTGCTTCGCAAGCAACGGAACGGCGCTGTCGGAACAGCGTTCGCGCACTACAAAGTCGGCGGCTGGGTTCGCAGCGCTCGACCCGCCGAGCGACCGTCGCCGCCCCCTGTCGACGCAGGCGAGTCTGACGGGCTGAGCTGGTATCAGCGATGACCGGCGGCGAGCTTGCGCTCCGACTGATCGGCTATCGACGCGACGACGCTGTCGCTCAGCCGATCGAGTGGAGCGAACAGCGCTGGTCGCGATGGGCTGCGCGCGTATACGGCGACGCGGTGCTCTCGCAGCGTCGCGGACTGCAGCGCCCGCCGCTCAGCGCGCCCTGGCACCCGCCGACGAAAGCGCTCATCGACGAAGCGCTCGCGAGACACCGACGCTTGCTCGCTGTCGCTCTCGCGCTGCTCGCGTGGGAACACGGGTGGCAAGCCGTAGCGGGTTCGTGGGGCGAACGCGCTGCGAAGCTCGACGCGACAGTCGACGACGAGAGCGACGCGAACGAGCTGCTCGACGAGCTTCGCCGATACGAACTGGCAGCGCGAATGCCAGAAAGTTAGCGCGAGCGCTTGCAACGCTCTGCTGCTCGTGTAGATTCAGTCCATGACGAACGCACTCGACAAGATGAACGACGCTCTTTTGCTTGCTCGCGACGAAGTCGCTCGCGCGCACAACTTCGCGCTGCATCGCGACGGGCTCGCGACAGCTGCTCGCAGCATCGACGATCGGATGGATGATCTGATCGGCGAGTTCTGCTCGATGAAGCGTGCGATGAAGCGTGGCGAAGGGCTGTCGTCGAGCGACGTCGAGCAGATGATCGACGTCGCTCTGACGCTCGCAATCGACGCGGAGACATTCGTCGATGACGACTTCGATTCTCGTGCGGCGTTCGCCGCGTTTCTCGTGTGGCCCTCAACTAGCTAACTGAATCTCTCTCTCTCGACGACAGCGCTTCTCGTCTCGCGAGCGCTGTCGTCTTCACACTGCGAGACACGAACGGAACGAAGATGAGCAGTCTCCAGATGCAGCCCGCCCCCTCGAACACGAACTCGACGCGCGTCGAAGTCATCGATCGCAACAGCGAAGACGACGAGACGTTCGTGCGCGTTCGCGATCTCCTCGACTTCTCGAACGCTCCCGGCGAGTGGAACACGGGCGAGCTGCCCACGATTCGCGAACAGACGAGCGCTCTTCGCAAGCTCCTCGACCCGCAGGAGATCGAGCGCCCGCTGTCGCACTCGCTGCTCGCGTATCAGGGCAGCAAAGCGACGTTGCGAATGCTGAACGCTGCGGCGGGCGGGTACGATGACCCGATGACGCTGACGCGCACGGCGCTCTCGCAACTCGCTCAGCGCGTGCTGCCGGGTCGCGGGCTCGCGTTCGTCGACGGTCTGCGTCGCATCGGCGCGAGCGGTCAGCAGCTGAGCGAGATCAATTGGAACCTGTTCCTGCAGCAGCAGAGTCGCCACCCCGCGCTGCTGCGCACCGTGAAGCTGCCCGGTCAGCCCGTGCGCTCGGTGCGCGCTGTGCTCTCGCAGAAGTACGCGATCGTCGATAATCTCGACGTGCTCGACGCGCTGCTCGACAACGAAGAGGCGGCGCGTCTGCCGGTGATCAGCGTCAAGATCACCGAGGACGCGATGCGCGTTCGACTCGCCCTCGACCCGAACCTGATGAACGCGAGCGACGCGCTCAACTTCGACGCGTTGACGAAGCGCCCCGTCCCGATGATCGAAGTCTGGAACAGCGAGGTCGGCAAAGCGTCGGTCAACGTGCAGGTCGGCACGTATCGCGTGCTCTGCGCCAACGGAATGACCGGATGGGGCGGCGACTCGTCGCACTGGCGTTGGAACCACAGCGGCAACGGGAACGCGAACGAGCGCATCTCGAACGGAATCAGCGACGCGCTCAAGAGCGCCCGCGTCATCGCCGAAGGGATGGTCGAGGCCCAGGTCGCGTCGACGAGCGTCGCGATCGACGACGCGTTCGCGCTGATGACGCAGTGGGCGAACGGGACGCTGACGAAGACGCAGATCGCGACCGCTCAGCAGTGCATGAGCGACGAGACGAGCGGACCGAAGAACTCGCTCGCGAGCATCGTCGAGGGTCTGACGCTCGCAGCGCAGAGCGAAGGCGACTTGTTCGAGCAGCGCAGCGTCGAGCAGTTCGCCGGCCGCGTGCTGCAGCGCGGACTCATCATCGCCCGCAACAGCGACAACGCGATTCGAAACGTCCGCGACACGAGCGTCGGCGAGGCGTAGAGTCGGCGGCGTGTCTCGCGCCACGAGACGGAACCCTCGCAGTCTCCCCCACCAGGGCTGCGAGGGTTTCGTCGTTCTTGTAGACGCGCTCTGCTCGCGTCTAAGCGACTTCTGATATTCAGACGCGTCGATACGTGCGCGAGTTGCTGAAAGTCGCTCAGCGAGCAGCACGCTCGCTGCGATCAGCGCTGAGCGGGGTTCGACAGCAGTCGCAGCGCGAGCCCGACGCTTCGATTCGACGAGAGCGCGACGCCTTCGACGAGAGCGATCCGCTCGACGAGCGCTAGGTCCTCGTCGGTGATCTCGACGACGTGCCCAGGTTCGAGCCACGCGAGTTCGGGATCGACCTCGTAGCGCACGAGTCGCGACTGTAGCCCATAGCGTCGCGATAGATACTGCAGCACTAGGTGCGACGTCGCCTCTTCGACGACGACGTTCGTTCGTCGCTGTAGCGAGCGCACTTGAGAGCGATGGCCTCTCGCGTGCAGATTGAACCCGTATTCAAGAAACGGATCGAGCTGCGCGTCGACGTCGCTGTTCGCGAGCGTTCGATCGCCCGTGTAGAGCAGCGACGATTGGTGCGCGTTGTGTCGGTAGTCGAACTCGTAGTCGAGCGTGATCTGCTGATACAGATCGTCGCGGTCGCTGTACTCGACAGCGCCGACGCGGCTCATTTGATGCTCGTCTGCGTTCAGCTTCGCGACGACGTCGGTCGCAGTCGCGCCCCACTTCCAGAGCACGTAGTAAAGCCCATCGCTGCTGACGCGAGCGCTGATCGGCAGAATCGGCACCAGCTGCCGCTCGACCCATTCGAGCGGCGAGATGCGCGTCGGCCCAGGCACGAGAGCGGCGTCGAGTCGATACGCGTCGAGCTGCTGTTCGAGGATCGCCATCCGACCCTGATCGACGCGAGCGCCAGAGCGATCGAGAAGCCAGCGCATGATCTCGCCCGCGCCGCGCATCGGCGTCGACGGGTCGCGACGCGAAGGCACCCCGCCCGCGTTGCCGCGAGTCCAGCGCAAGTAATACGGCGCGTCGCTCGTCGCGGTCAGCGTCGGGTCAGTGACGTCGATCGCTGTTCGCAGCACGCTCGCTTGATTGTTGTCGCGCTCGATGTTGACCGTTCGCGACTGCGTCGAGTCGTCGCTGCCGTTGACCACGAGCACGGTTCCTGGCGTGCATTCGTTCCCGGCGACGACCATCGATCCGGTGCCGCCGAGCCACGCATCGTGCTGCAGCGCTGGCGATCCCCACCCGCCCTCGCCTCCGGGGTAACCGAAGATGATCGGATAAAACTGACCGAGCACGCGCGGTGAGAGGTTGTCGAACTCGGCAGGCGCGAGCAGTCGCTGCAGCGGGTCGGGGAGCAAGCCGGGCGCGAGCAGCGGTCGCTCTTCGATCGTCATCGTCACGGGTTCGTCGGTCGCGCCGTACTCAACCTGCCGCACGTCGCCGTCGAGCAGCGTCTGCGAGACGCCGCTGTCCTCGACGTAGATCGCGAGTCGGGCTGTCGCTGCTGCGAGAACGTGCCCGTCGGCGATGCGAGCAGGCACGTCGACGAGTCCAGCGAGCGAGAGCGTGATCGAGATCGCCCGCTCGCTCGGCGACACGGTGAACAAGTCGAGCGAGTCTTCCCAGCTGTCGCCGAAGTCGAGCCCGTCGCTGTAGTGCCGAAGCTCGCCGTCGATCGTCTCGTCGATCTCGTCGGTGCCTAGTCGATAGACGACGCCGCCCCACGTCAGATCGAGTAGGAAGAGCACGCGGTTCTGCCGCAGCTCGCTCAGACGCGACACGATCTAGACCTCTTCGCTGATCGTGATCGTGTTCAGCCGTTCGAGTTCAGTCTTCGCCTCGTCGCCGGTCACGTTATCGACGCGAGGGTTCGCTTCGAGTCGACCGAAGACGAACTCGCGCCAGTCGCTCAGCGCGTGCGAGCCCGCCGCGTCAGTCGGCACGCGCGACAGGTAGACGACTGGGTCGACCGGTCCGTCTTGCTCGACGTGAATACCCTCGACGAGTCGAATCGCGTCCTGAACAGCGCCGATCGCGAGTGCGACGCCAGTCTGCCCGACGACATAGTCGGGACTCGGCTGCGCGACCTGAGCGCGACTCGCGTCGACAGCGGTGTTCGCCCACGCGATCTCGACAACGCGACGCGACGGCCCTCGCTTGCGACCTCGACGCGTGCCGCCCGTGCGACGGAAGACTTCGGAGTCGAACTCGCGAGTGACCGACCACCCCGAGTCGTACTCGTGCGCGAAGACGGCGAGCGGCGCGATCAGGAGCTGGCCGATGCGGTAGTCGCCGTCTGCGGTGAACTGCTGAGGGATGCGCAGTCGAATGTACTGATGATCGCTGTTGTAGCTGTGGACGACAGCGCCGAAGTCCTTGCGTCGAATCTCGCCGACGCCGAACGCTTGATCCGCGAGAGCACCCGGCAGATTGTCGCGCCCGAGCACGATCGTCGGCTTCTTCGTGTCGCTCTGCTGGCCGATCCACGCGCCCTCAGTGTTCGCTTTGATCTTGTGATACGTGTTCGCGCCGCCTTCATTGATGACGAACGTATCGCCGACGTGCGCAGATCGCCACAGATAGCGCTCCCCGGTGTGCGTCATCCCCGCGCGAGGAATGATCGCGCCGCCGCGTCGATCGTAGTCGAGCGCTGCCCAGTCGGTCGTCGAGTCGAGCGTCGCGAGCGCGACCCAGGCCGCTCCGTTCCACGTCTCGACCACGATCGTTTCGAGGTTGCTATTTAGCGCGATCAACGCGATCGAGTGGTTCAGCATTCGCGACGACGCGAAGTCGGCGTCGAGCTTCCACGAGGCGAGCTGCTGGATATTGTCCTGCAGCGAGCGCCACTGTCGACGCGGCGTCGAGTTGCTGCCGACGAGCATGTTCGTGATCGCGTACTCGGCGACGGGCTCGATGCGCCACGTCTCGGCGATGTAACTCGGTCCGTCCTTCGCTGCGATGTGGACGTCGTCTTCGAGCAGCAGCGGCAGCGGTGAGTAGCTGCGCGGGTGAATGTGGTTCGGGTTCGACCACGCGCTCGCGAAGCTCGTCGACGCGTCGTCCATTGCAGACCAGCGATGCGGCCAGAAATTGTAGCCGACGAACGCCCAGTCGCTCGTCACCGCGCCGTTCGCGATGTTTCCGAACTCGACGCCGTTGTCGTTCGCAGTCGCGCCGCCGTCGTCGACGGTGCCTGCGGGGCCGACCTCCCAGCGTCGAGCGTGAGCGACGGCAGTCGAAACCGCGTACCACGTCAAGACGTCACCACTCGCAGCGCCGCCGCTATTGCCGCTCATCGCGAGCGCGAAGTGGAAGACGCCGCTCGTCAGGTCGAGTCCTGTCACGGTGCCGACAGCGGCAGCGCCCTCGTCATCGAAGACGCGGAAGCCCGCCTCGTCGAGACGTACTGTCACGGTGTACTGATAACCACCGTTGTCAGCGAGCCGAATGATTAGGCCCATCTCAGCCGCTGCGAGATTACCTTCGCCGACGTGCAACTCGACAGCGAACTCCAGAACGACACGCTGCAGATCGCCAGCGTGGGTGCGCGAATACCAGACGTTATTGCCTGCGCTGACGACAGCGAGACGTTGATTCGCGTCGATCGTCTCGGTGCCCGCGCCAGCCTTCGTCCATCCCGAGTTCTGCGGGAGATCGGTCGGGAGGTAGAAGCCGCCCGCCTTCGCGTTGTCGTCGCTGATCGCCCAGGTGATAAACGACACATCGAGAAAGTTCGTCGTGGGCGTCGGAACGCCGCCGACGTCTTCGTTCGTGGCGGGCACAGTGAAGCGCGACGGACCGCCGAGGAACAGGCAGACGACGGCGCTGTCGCTCTCGGCATCGCCGCTGATGTAGCGCGAGACGAGCAAGCCCCGACCCGCTGTCGACGTCGCAGCGAACTCGACGAGTCGGTTCGTCACCTTGCCGGGATCGAGTTCAGTGATGGGAGCGCCCCACGCGTCCCATGAATCGCCGAGGTCGATCGAGCGGAATAGACGCGTGCCACTGCACGCCGCTTCGGTGAACGCTGCGATGCAGTAGACCGCCCCGTCTTCGTCGCTCCAGACGGTGATCGTGTCAGTCGCTCCCGGCGCGAGAGCGACGATCATGACGTCGTCGGCGTTCTGCACGTCTTCGAGTGCGCTGCCGATGCGCCGCGACCGGTATCGGGGGGTCGCAGCCTGCCCGTCGTCGTACACGAACAAGAAGCCGCCAGCGGCGAGCGCTGTTACCGAGATCGACTTCGGCGCGTCGCCCGCGACACCCCAGTCGGCAGCGACGACGTCGAAGTGCGCGCCGCGATCTGTGCTCGCGTACTGAGCGACCTCGTCGCCGCCGCCGCTCGGCGTGTAGCGAATGAACAGCACGATCTGATCGTTGTTGTACGCGGCGCGCATCTCGGTGATCACAGCGCCAGCAGGCAAGTCGCGACGCAGCGCCATGACCCCACCGAAACCAGTCACGAACCCGGCTGGATCACTCCGAATGATGACGACGTTCCGCGCGTCGTCGTTTAGCAGGAAGTACAGCACCGACCCCTCGGGCAGCAGCTGCACCATGCAACAGCAAGGTTGCGACGACGCCGCCTGATTCGCGCTGATCGTCCCCACGAGCGCCCATGCGCCGCCGGCAGGGTCGTATCGCTGCAGCTCGACGCCCGACGCCGCCGACGCTTTCTGATGCGCCATTAGCACGGTGCCGTC